AGTGGGCCGGAAACGCCGCAACGGCGCATGGTACCCTACTCGAACCTTTTGTCCGAGATTTGTATGATCAGAAATTTAACAGAAAGTCCCACGAGATTGGCCTTGTGCAACACCGTGAGTATCCTTGGCTGGGCGCATCACCGGACGGAGTCACCGAGGATGGAATTTTGGTCGAAATTAAGTGTCCCCTGACTCGGAAGATTGAACCCAAGGTGCCGGCCCATTACCTGCCACAGGTTCAACTTCAACTCGAGATTACAGACTTGGACGAGTGTGACTTTGTGCAGTATAGACCGGGGGACGCGAACAGCGTCCCTCCCAAGGCGGAAGAATTCGTGGTTGTCCGTGTCCATAGGGACCGTGAGTGGTTTGCTAGAGTTCTCCCGGCGCTGGAAGTCGTGTGGCAGCGCGTCCTCAAGGGTCGCGCCGAGGGCCTTTGTGAGATACTGGACGAGTCCCCTCGGGACTCTCAGTTTAAGAAACAAATTGCTTGTGAAGTACTAGAGGATGAACGCAAGTTCATCCGTCATGGAGTCATACACTCGGATTTTCAGCAAGAAACTCGAGTGTAAACACAAGAACCGCTTTCTCAAGTGTCGGGAGTGTGCTGGGTCATTTTGCTGCAAATGCATTCAGCTTGAGGTGCACATGTGTCCCAAACTGGATGAACGGTCTAAAATTGAAAAGGAGAATTTATCAAAGAAATTGGTCAAAGTGGTGGCACCCAAGGTGCTTACTTTTTGAGGCGGCTCAGAATGTAAAACACGATAACCAAAATAATAAGCATCAGAAGGATATTTTTCTTTATTTTGAAAGGTCCGATCTTCTGACTGTCACGACCCATCCATTTCCACGGAAGCTCGGGGCGGTACCACGTCACGGTGCCATCCGAGTACTCGAACTTGCGCGTCGGAAACGCGCCGTGGGGGGCGTAGTTGGGATCGATGGTCTTGAGGTGGACGTTTCCTGAGAGGTCACGGGGCTTGATACCGGCATCAAGATCGTCTGAGTAATCTACTGGCTTTTCATCGATGGCTGATGTGTACGATCCATCGATAAAGAGGTCCTTACGGAACCCGTCTTTATTGATGCCAAAGTCGCCCGTCCACGTGGTCGGGTTAAACTTGTCGATCTGCAGACGGTCATCCAACATCAAGGCTGATGCCATTTCTAAAATACGCTTACATTATTTTTGTTGACTGCATAGACTTTGGTCTTGACCTTTTGCTGGTGAAGTTCCCACATTTCGTCCAAGTCTACATTCAACATGGACGCGAGCTGGAAGAGGTAACTGAACACGTCACCCATCTCCATCATGATGTCAGTTCCCCTGTCCTTTTTGAGGCCCGTCTTTTTATAAATTTGCTTCTTCTGCCTGATGCTCGAGGCGAGTTCGCCCATCTCTTCATTCAAGAGCATCCATACGATACTAATAGGGGCTTTGTCCCACCCCTTCTGGTGGCACATGAGTGCAGTTTCATCGCGAAACTTATTCATTAAGTACAAAAGGCCTCGTTCTTTTAAGTTATGAGCCGAGCCAAAGGCTTCCTGAAGTACACGACGAGGAAACACGCGGCTATGAGAAACGCAAACTCGGTCACAAGCTTCCAATTTTCAACCACATTTGGGTTTTTTGTACGCTTCTTGGCCCACGGCTCGATGATACCGTTACTGAATAGGCGAATGAATCTCTCGATGGCAAAGAATATCAGAAAGCCAAGGAGAAGGTCGTCAAGAGCGCGCATATCTAGTAAGTTCGCAGAACTTATTTACGGCGTAGCCCTTAACCGAGTTCCTTCGGAACTCCCTAAAAGATTCCAAATTTGAAGTTGCTGGGAATCTTGTTTCCGTACGTGCTGGTGTTGACTGGGATCTCGAGGGGGACGGGGTTCTCGGAGATGTCGCGCAGGTACACGAGCTGCTGGAGCATACCGGTGGATATGGTCTGGGTAGCCCGCTTGATAACCTCGGCGTTCATACGGCCCACCTGGTTCTTGACATCCGTGTACGGGTCGGCTGCCAGGTCCGTGTACACCACACGCATAAGGGACTGGATATCGCCGTCACTCTGACGGTCCAGCTCGTAGCCCGTCTGGGACTTGATGGTGTCGATGATGGACCGGTGAATACCCTCCCGGTTAAACTCCGAGAAAAAGGCATTTCCCAGTGGCGTAAAGACACTCAGACGAATCGGCTTGACGTCATATGTCTCGAGCATACTCATTATTCTTACTCAAGTTAAAAAAATCAGGCCCTTTCAGTACAATGAAGGTCATCAAGAGAAATGGGGACTCGGTTGAAATGCTGTTCGACAAGGTGACTCAACGAATTTCAAAACTAAATAGGACCCCTGAGTTTGAGACCCTAAATGTCCAACCAGACAAGGTGGCTCAGAAGGTTTTCACAAGCATGTATGACGGGATTTCTACGAGTGAAATTGATAACCTGAGTGCCGAGGTGGCCATCGGTATGATCACGGAACACCCTGACTATGAGGTCCTGGCCAAGCGAATCATCGTCTCAAATTTGCAGAAGAATTGCCCCAAGACCTTCAGTGACTGTACCCTGACCCTGTACAATAAGGGTATCCTCTCTGAACAGTTTATCAAATGTGTGGCCCTTGCACTGGATTCATATATCGTTCAGAAACGTGATTACGACTTTGGGTATTTTGGGATCAAGACGCTCCAAAAGGGCTACCTGTTTCCAGGTGAGACGCCGCAGTATATGTTTATGCGCGTCGCTGTGGAAATTCACATGGATGACCTCGAGCGCGTCAAGGAGACGTACGACCTGATGTCCCAGAAGTACTTCACACACGCAACACCTACGCTGTTTAATGCCGGAACGCCTCGCTCCCAGATGAGCTCGTGCTTCCTGGTGGGTATGAAGGATGATTCCATCGAGGGCATCTACGACACACTGAAGGAGTGCGCCCAGATTTCCAAGTGGTCTGGGGGTATCGGTATGCACATAAGCAACGTCCGTGCAAATGGCACACCTATCAAGGGCACAAACGGCGTGGCTGACGGCATTGTGCCCATGCTTCGCGTCTTCAATAATACGGCTCGGTACGTCAATCAGGGTGGCGGGAAGCGCAAGGGGTCGTTCGCCATCTATCTCGAGCCGTGGCACGCAGATATCATGGACTTTCTCGAGCTGCGTCTGAACCAGGGTGATGACGAGATGCGGTGCCGCGACCTGTTCACGGGGCTGTGGGTCCCTGACTTGTTCATGCAAAAGGTTGAAGAGGATGGCGACTGGTACCTCATGTGTCCGAATGAGTGTCCGGGGCTCCAGGATGTTTGGGGCGAATCATTTAACGAGTTGTACCGTACATATGTCGCACAGGGGCGGTTCAAGAAGAAGGTCCGGGCTCGTGAAGTTTGGGACGCCGTTCTCAAGAGCCAAGTCGAGACTGGAACGCCTTACATGTGCTACAAGGACAGCGTCAACTCCAAGTCTAACCAGATGAACATCGGGACGGTCAAGTCGAGCAATTTGTGTGTCGCACCCGAGACGATGATTCTAACCAAAAATGGATACCAAAAAATATCAGATCTTGTCGGGCAAGTAGTGGACGTATGGAACGGTGAAGAGTGGTCTGCTGTCACCATCTCGAATACGAGTGCCAAGAGTCGTTTGGTCCGTGTCAATTTCAGTGACGGCACTTTCCTCGAGTGCACCGAATATCACAAGTTTCATCTTCAGGTCGGTTATGGTTCAAAGACGGAAATCAAGCCAACCACGAATCTTGTTCCAGGTGACCGCCTCATCAAGTGGACCCCTCCAAGTCCAGTTGAATTCGGAGATACGGAAGATTTCAGTTATCCGTATACTCACGGGTTTTTCTGCGGGGACGGTACCTACCACTCGACATACTCAGGTTTCAAAACGATTCCAACAGTCTCACTCTACGGTGAAAAGAAGAAGCTCGTAGAGCATTTGGAGGTTCGAACGATGTCGGGTGAAGAAGACGCGTCAGGTCGTTTGAATGTGCAGCTCCCGTATGATCTCCCCAACAAGTTCAAAGTTCCTCTACGGGGCGCCGTGAAAACCCGCCTCGACTGGTTCGCCGGACTATGTGACGCAGACGGTCACACTCAGGGGTGCCCTGGAAATCTGACCCAAAAGAGCATCTCGGTTGCCTCAATCCACCTCAACTTTCTTCGGGATATCCAGCTCATGCTTCATACGCTCGGTGTGAGTTCAACCATCGGTCTCTTGCACGAGGCGGGTGAACGTGAGCTCCCCGATGGCAAGGGTGGCAAGAAGATGTTCGATACACAGGCTTGTTGGCGACTTGTGGTGTCTGCACTCGGCGTAGAGACCCTGATCAATTCGGGTTTCGCGACGCATCGTCTTGACCTGAGCGACTTTACCCCAGTGTCTCGAGATGTTCGGCAGTATGTCCGCGTCGTTTCAATCGAGGATAACGGGCGCATGGATGCGACGTACTGTTTCAACGAGCCGAAGCGTCACATGGGTATCTTCAACGGTGTTATCACCGGCAACTGCACCGAAATCATGGAGGTTTCTGGACCGGATGAGACGGCTGTGTGTAACCTGGCGTCCATTTGCCTGCCGACTTTCGTGAAGAAACCCGCATCCGAAGGGACCCACCCTTTGGTGTTTGATTTTGACGAGCTTCAATACGTGACTCGGGTCATCACGCGGAACCTGAACCGGGTCATCGACAAGAACTACTACCCGACCGAGGCAGCTCGCAAGTCGAACATGCGTCACCGTCCCATCGGTATCGGGGTTCAGGGTCTCGCAGACGTGTTTCAGATGATGGGCTGGGCCTTTGACAGTCAAGAGGCTCGCTACTGGAACACGTACATTTTCCAACGAATCTACTACGCGGCCCTACAAGAGTCGTGCCAGCTCGCCAAGGAGGAGGGGCCATACGAGACGTTTACCGGGTCGCCCGCCTCACAGGGTATTCTACAGTTTGACACGTGGGGGGTCAAACCGGACTTCAATTTTGAGATTCTCAGAGAGGACATCAAAACACACGGTCTCCGCAATTCACTGCTCGTGGCACCGATGCCGACCGCGTCAACCGCACAAATCATGGGGAACAACGAGGCGTTCGAGCCGTACACGACCAACATCTACCTGCGTCGGACCCTCGCGGGTGAGTTTGTGGTTGTCAACAAGCACCTCGTCAAGGACCTCGAGGCGCTCGGTCTCTGGTCCCCAGCCATGAAGACGGAGATTGTGCGTCACGGAGGCTCGGTCCAGAGTCTCGACATTCCCGCGCGTCTCAAGGAGATTTACCGGACCGTATGGGAGATTCCACAAAAGAGCTTGATCGATATGGCGGCGGACCGCGGCGCTTTCATCGACCAGTCTCAGAGTCTCAACATTTTCATGGAGAGCCCGACAGCCGCGAAGCTTTCGAGCATGCATATGTACGGCTGGAAGAAGGGGCTCAAGACGGGTATGTACTACCTGCGAACGCGCCCAAAGGCCAAGGCGCAGCAGGTGACGGTCCCAGTTGCACAGAAGCCAACTGCTGAAGAGGTGCTCGCGTGTTCCCGTGAAAACCC